CAGTATGGAATGAATCTCGGAAGGATTCAAGCTAAGCAGCTTGTCGAGCGGCATATCCCGGAATTCTTTAGGGAGACCACGACGGCGAGAGTTGAGGGTTCTCGCAAGGTCGATCATTCCCCGAAGGTCTACCGGGAGGTTGCTGAAGTCTCCGGACATGGGCGCGGTAGTCGCTCCTGGTACCCGTCCGGTGATACCGAACTTGGCGACGATGACGTTGATATCTGTATCTCGCGCCATTGATTGTTCGGTTTTGGTGGGCTTGTCGCTCTTGTATTGAGCGCGTTTGCGGTTTTCGTAGTATCTGCTCATTGGAAATTACCTCCTCATTCCTGCAAGGATTGCAAGAATTAGTTTTATACCCGGTTCCCATTCACCGATTTCGCCGAACCATTTAGACATGGCTTCGCGTTCGTTCATGCCAAGTTTCTCGGCAGTGTTTTTGAGCTGTTGATACTCCTGTATAAGTGGTTGCAGTTTTTCGAGCTGTTCGTATTCGAGCCGGCCGCGTTTCAGTTCGAGTTGCTTGATCTCGTTGGCAGTCCAATTGTTATGAATTTCGCTTGCGAGTTTTTGTGCAGTAATTTCTGCATTTTGGGATTCCACGAGCGCACGGTCTGCGCTCCAGATGCTTTCTTCGATCTTGTTCGGAGTGGTACCGCGGATAAGGTCCGTTTCCGCGACGGTTTTTGAAGTTTGGGCTTTGAGCAATTTGTTTTGCTGAGCCATACCAACAAGTGAAAGAGCCGCTTGCGTCGCGCCGGATAAGACCGGGCGAACAGTCGCGGCAGAAGTGCTAGGAGTACTCGCTCCTCCCTGGCTGACAGCGAGCATAGGGTTGATGCCAGCAGCGAGCATGTCTTGTGTGGCTCGTTGATAGGCAGTGTTGGACATTCTTTCTTGGAAAGCATGTTCCCTCTTTTGAAGTTTGATGTTCGCTTGATTGGCGGAATGTTGAGAGATAGCGTCAGCAAGTAAGCCGCCACCGACACTTGCAATTTCTCCCCATGGAACTGGCATTGTGAATACCTCGTAGTACGAGACTCCCTCGAGGGAATCAGAAGTGATCGATTTGGCCGGGCACGCTGTAGGTCGGCATCAGTCGTGCAACAGTGGAATCATGTTGGATGTCCATGATGATCTGTGCCGACCATTGAGCGCTTGGCGCTGTTGCCAGAGATCGCGCAAGTGTTTCCTGCGTTTTGTCGGTGATGAAATCTTCGTTCAGCGTTGGCTCTGCCGAAAATTCCTCGGCGTAGTGCCACCAATCGAGAGGTTGGGCGGCAGTCGAACGAAGTACACCGGTGATCTCGTTGGGTGTGTAACGGTATTCAGCCCAACGTTCCTGGTATCCCCATGTAGGTGTCGCCGGCGTGTTGTTAGCGGCTTGGAATATCTCTTGCGTTCTGACAGCCTGTTCACCAAGCATCGAGAACACGGGGAAGAAAAAGTCTAACCGTGTATCTCGGTTCCAGTGTCTGCGAGTTCCTTGCTGGTAGGTTGGAGTAGCACGAACCACAGCGAGACCGATGATGTAGCCGTGTTCAACAGCGGCATATGTGAACGTGCGATTACGGCCTGAAGCGTGCATTTCGGCGCCCAGGTTACCGATAGCGCTAGCTGCGTCAGCAGGTTCTGAATCGTAAGCAGCAGTTTGAGCAATCGGGTTGACGGTAATAGGAATTTTACTTCCACCAAGGTATTCAGGCCGCTGGAGTCTGTAATCCGGAGAACGTACCCCAAAGTGAGACATGAGCTGCTCAACATACCGGCTACCTCCACGAGCATCACGCTCGAGCAATTTCTGCGTCTGGAACGCAAGGCGAATCTGGTTGATGGTCGCGGCAGTTGCCGCGGAGAGATCAGCGGTTCCCGTGAGGTGCGGATTGCCCCATTCCGCCGGAGCATTCAGGCCCGGGACAGCAGTCCAGGTCGTGACGTTGTTGGCAGCGTCGCGCATTTCGAGGTTGTAGGTAGTTGGGTTCACTCCATCCGTGAAGTCAGGAGGGGAACCGTCTCCGGTAATCGTGACGGGAGCAGTACTGCCGAGAGGCAGCTCTACGGCATCGCCCTTCTGTGGCCATGGAAGCGAGCTAGTGAAGTAGTCATGACGCTTGTTGGCACGCAAGCATTCTTGTTGCCACTGCACGCCGTTGGTAATCGCGTTGGTATCCGTGGTGGTCCACGGGTCCGGCCAGGTGTATTCGTCCTGCAGGTTCTGGTCTCGGAACCATTCGTTGTAAATCGTGAAATAAGCCCATACGGGCAATACGTTCACGGTCAATACAGGAGAAGTGTAGACCTGCGGCAGTAGACCCATGTGGTCAAGTACTCCCCCGAGGAGAAGTGTCTGGTTGCCAGCACTGGAAAGGTACGGCCGGATTTTTGGAACGGTAAGATCCGTGTCCGTACCGGTAATGAAATCTTCCCAGTCGGGCCACGTAATACGGTTCGGGACGAAGAAATAGAAGGTTTCAAGGTCGATGTCGTCAACAGCCGGAGCTATCGGCGTTGCGAGTCTGGCCATGATCGACTCCGTGTGTTGCCAGGTGTCTCCAGGGAGAACCTCTTCGACCATGATCGGAATCAGTTCAGAGGCGTCGAAAGCTTGCTTTCGTGTCTGTCTCATTCGGAATTTGGAGCGGGGAATATCCGCTCTTGGAACGGTGGCGAAGTTGTGTTGGCGAGACGTCTTGTTGCGAAGCATTGGATTCTCCAGTTTAAGTAAGACTCCGATCGGTCCCCGATCGGAGTAGACAAGCGAGCGAAGCGGAGCGCGTCAGCTCATATACTCACTGCCTTGCTCTTTACGCGTGCGTGTGCGTTACGCGCGCGCGCGCGCAGTTGCTCAGGTGTGAGTTTTTCTGCATTTTCCATTCTCTCTTTCTTGATTTCCTCCATTAGTGGTTTGTCCTTGGCGGTTAGCCATTTGTCGTAAGCCTTGGGCGGCTTTTGACGTTGAGCGTTGATGACCACATAGTCGTGGTCGATCACTTGCTGGTGCCATTTCAGCCACCACTCTTTTCCGATGTTCCGCGACATGAAGGGTCGCGGTTGTACCAGGGGACGGAGTTCCCCGGTTTCCTCGTCGATGTAGACGTAACGTTGTTTGGAACGAAGTTTCTTGGTGACGTAGCTGGCGGTATAGCGTGCCGTTTCGAAATTCAGTGCGCCGATGCGCACCTGGCCTAAGCCCCAGATAGCTTCAATCTGTGCTGTCGTCCACAAGAGCGTTGGGTTAGTACGGACGATGATTCGGTTGGTAGTGAAAGCGTGACCAAATAAGCACGCATGGTAGTGCGGACGATAGCTCTTATCGCCGTATTCTCCGACGGCGTAGTAACGCAATGGGCCGATGGCCTTTCGTAGTCTCTTCCAGAATTTCTGCAGGTCTGCATAGTTTAGAGATCCGTTCTCGGGTAAGTGGGAATCGTGGTAGGTCAAGGTAAGGAATGAAGATTCGTCCCATGATTGCGCCTCGTGAGTGATACGGATGGCCCATTGCCTGGCCTGTTCTTCTCTGCAAAGGATGCAGGTGCTACAAGGCACCTGGATTGGTGTGTAGGCTCGGCCGTCTCGTGGTGGGTTAAAAACAGGAGACCCGCCGTTAGCGGGTCTCCATGCAGATATTGGATCTGCGCAGGGCATTAGAGGCGGATTCCGCCTCGCATCACGAAGCTCGGGCTATTGATAGCCTTCGAGCGGTTTCTCATGCGGTTGAACTTGCGGCCGTGCCGTTTTCCGGAGATGTATCGACGTTTCATAGTTTCCTCAAAAGGTCAAGGGGGTTGGAACACCCCCCTTTTACGCTCACTGGCCGTTCTTTTCCAGCTCCCGCACTCCGCGGCTAGGGAGCAACCTCGGGTCTGGACCATCTGTTGCTTGATTCAGATGGTCCTGATGACACCACCTGCCTAGGGCAGTGGTTGTCTAATCATTTACCCGTCAGCTGGGCCAACGCCTCGTTGCAGTCCTTGACCAGTTTTCGGGCCTTCCAGAGCCTTTGCTGGTGACGCTGGCGGAAGATGGCCAGAGTCGGCACGGGTTGTTTCTCCAATTGTTCCATGCGCTCCTGAGCGCGTGAAATCTGACTGCGGAGCCATTTCACCTGCGGATCGTCCTCCCCCTTCCCGAACACCTGCTCGAACGAGGCTGGAGCAGTCGCAGATGAACTCTTTGCCGGCGATGAGGTCGCCTTCTGCGGTGACTTCCCCGAGCTTCCAGACTTCGTAATGGTGCGGCGCTTGGGCGATGACATCGGTACTCCCATTGATCATTCGAGCGATTGAAGCAAGGACTGGTTTGTCGTCCGGTCCGACAAAAGGCTGCATCAAGTAATCGATGAGCCGATCGCGTATTGCGTAGATCTTCACTTGTTACCTCCGTCCCCAGGTGGCGCCGGCGGCGCCGGTGGTGCTGGGGGATTCAGTATGGAATGAATCTCGGAAGGATTCAAGCTAAGCAGCTTGTCGAGCGGCATATCCCGGAATTCTTTAGGGAGACCACGACGGCGAGAGTTGAGGGTTCTCGCAAGGTCGATCATTCCC